GTACTTCAAGTTAGAGAGATTATTAAACTCTCAACAGAGGTATATGGGACAAGAAGAATACCAAGTTGGTGTTGGTTCAGAAAGAACTTTCCCCGGCACTAGAACAGGTCTTGTTCTTGCAACTTATCAGGGTATTCCAATACTACCTGATGCAGATACTCCGAAGTCAATTAACTCTTCAGATACTGCTTTAGGTTCAAACGTTTACGTTTTGGATACCGACTATCTCGAAATCGCTATAGCTCAACCTACTCAGTATGTTGAGAATAGAGACTACTTTGCAGCCAATGCTTTGGTTGTAAGAGGTCTTCTTTACACTATGGGTGAAATGAGATGTCACAACTTCTTTGTACAAGCAAAGATCGCTGACTTAAACAGCTAAAACATATTTTATAAGGGGTGGAGTTGATCTACCCCTTGTAATATCTTTTTATTTATTAAAATTTAACCTTAAATATTAGGGGGAAATAAATGGCATTAACAATAACAACGTCATCTAATGGAGTAGACTATCCATCAGGAGTCATAGGTGACTTAAAATACAAAGTAATTGAGCTTACATTTGACTCTTCATACGCTACAGGTGGTGAATCACTAACTGCTAGCGATATTGGATTGGATCAAATTGTATTAGCTCAAATAGAATCTACTGATGGAATGAGCTTTGCTTATGACTATACAAACAATAAAGTGAAGGCTTTTGGAACAGCACCGATTCCTGTACAAATGACTGACTTAGATGGAGCTGCCTCTACAGGAGTAGCTGTATACGTTCATATAGATACAGTAGGAACAGATGCAGATAGAAAAATAGCTCATTTTGAATCTATTACAGCTAACAATGCAACAGTAGGATTTCAAGCTACTTCTACCAATAGTGCTACAGGTACTATGTGGGATGATGACGCAGCAAATACAGGTGGAACAGTTCTTTATGTAGACGAAAATGGAGATACTGATCTATCAGCAGCCAAGCTATTGTATGTCTCGCCTATTAACGAAGATGCATATGTAGCAATGAGTGATGGTTCTTATTTAACTATCTATGATGATAACTCTGCTGCTTCAAATGGAGTACAGTTATACGCTGATGACAACGCTACAAACGCATACGAAAAGTTAATGTTCGTAGCTCCAAGCAACGCTAGTGTAAATGTTCATACATCTACAACAGTTAGTGATAGAGCAGATTCAGCTGAAGTACAAGCAACAGCTAACTTGTCATTACAGACCAATATAAGAGCTTTTATACTAGGTCATTAATAATTAATTTAGAGTATTGTATTGAATCATCAATTAATTTTGATGGTTCAAACAGTACATATTTATATATGAGGAGATCAAATGTCCGAATTTAATTTTTCAGAGGGCTGGCATGGTTGGGAAAGAGACCCAAGTACTAGAACTAGTGTACATGCTATCACTAAATATTATCCCTTTAGAGCTGCAACTTCTACAACTGCTTCGACTCTTTTTACTGTAGACAGAGGAATACCTTCTGTAAATTTGGTAACTAACCCAAGAATCGAAGATTCAGGTATTACTATGTATACTGCTACAGGCTCTGCTATTTCAAGAGATACAGGACAGTCATCTTCAGGAGCAGCTTCCTTACTAGTTAATCCTGCAAACTCAGCAGCAGGAGAAGGTTTCTATTGGACATCAGATACATTAGCAGCTAATTATAATCAAGGGGAAAGCTTTCTAATGGCTACTTGTGAAGTCAGAGGGGCTTCTGCAAGTGGAACTGTACATATACAGATACAGGATTCAAGTGGAACTGCTTTAGCTACATCAGATACACATAGCTTAACTACAGGTTTCGTTAAAATATCAGTAGTTTATAAGCTACCTAAAACAAGTGACCCAGCAGCTTACAGAATAGCTGTTTTATCACAAACTCAACACAATATAAATTGGTATACAGATAAAATTCATGTAGAACAAAGAGCAGATGGAAACGTAGTTGACTATGTTGACGGAGCTCAAGGACTTAATTATGAGTGGGAAGGAACAGCTGAAACAACTAAATCAAGAAGAAGAGCTGGAATTGAAGTAATAAGAGGAATTTTTATTAGAAATGAATCTACTACAGCAGCTGATATAGTATATGTGGCTTTAGATCAAACAGCTACAACAGCGACAGGAATATCAATCCCCGGTGCTGCAGCAAACGCAGGCCCTAACGAGTTTTACTCACAATGGCCATTAGACTTTAGAAATAAAGTTTCGGTCATAGCAGCCCAAAATACTCCCACAGTTAGTGGAGTTGTTTGGGGAATTCATTCAGGATAATAAGGAGAATAATTAATGGCTTCAACAATTTCAGCAGCGACATTAACAGTAACAATTACTGAAGCAGTAACCTTAAATGGTTACGATCAAGGCTCTAAAAATGAGCTTTCTATAGGAAGCGTTAACGAAGTATTAAAAAGAATAGTAACTTGTACAGCGAGTCAAACAACAACTCTTGTATCTTTCGCTGCTAGCGTACATACATCAGTACACGCATTGGATGTAGAAGATACTAAATATATTAGAATAACTAATATGGATGATACTAACCCATTAGAGTTAGCTATAGTCGGAGCAGCAACATTATATCAAGTAGAACTTGCAGCAGGGGAAAGCCATATATTAGGCAATCCTGATGCTTTAATGTTAGCTGAAGCTGATACAAGCCCTAGTTTTGGAACGATGGCAGATATAGCTAGTATTCAAGTAAACCCCGGTGGCAATGCTGTAGACGTAGAACTGTTTATAGCTAGTGCATAAAGGACTAACTCATGACAACTAAAATAGATAAAGACACTTGGTCTAAAGCTTTATACCAATTTGTAGAAGATGATGCTGAAATTCTTCCTTTAGAAAAAGCAACTGACGGAAGAACTACTCTTCAAGAGATTGGGGGAGCTTTAGAAGAATATAAAAAATTATTTAAAGCAGGAATAGCTTCTAAAGCAGAAGTATTAACTTTATCAAGAGCTTTTCCTGACAGCCCTGAATATACAGAAGCTGCTAAACCTTATATGGATAGCGAGCCTATGGTTGTCGGAGGACCGGCCTCTGTTGAATTAATAGATAGAGAGGGGCATATGATTACTTCAAAGGCTCTAAAGAAAGCTTTTGGAAACTATATGAAAAGCTTCAGGACTAGGAATGCAATGGTATTACATTCTGACGTTCAAGTAGGTTGGTGTTTACCAGCTTATATAAGTAAAGGTGGACAAATATTTAAAAGTGGCGTAGATGATAAAGGGCTATTCTTTGTTTGCGAATTAAGAGATGATACTCGAATTGCTAAGAGAGTCATGGAACAAGTAAATGACGGAAAGCTAAAAAGTTATTCTATTGCTGGAAGTGCTACTAAAATAGAAAATGTACAGAAAGGTTTAGTACCATATATGAGAGTAGATGATATGGAACTAGCTGAAGTAACTGTATGTGAAAAGGGTGTTAATCAATCAGCTTCTTTTGACTTATTAAAAGCTGAAGAAGACGAGGAAGGGAAAGAAGAAATAAAGAAAGAACTTCCTAAAATTAAAAAAGAGTTATTTTTTAAATCAGATGATAATATAGATTTCTTAACTACTTTTGTAAATTATAATGATACTATTATAAACAAAGGTAAAAAAGTAGAAGTAGATGTTGAGAAGGTTATTCCAGCTCTAGGAGCTATTCTAGGAGGTATAGGAAGAGCAGCAGCAAGAGGAGCTGTGACAGGAGCAGCAGCAGGAGCTATGGATGATGATGATGATATAGAAGCCTCAGTTAAAAAAGCTAAAGACCCTTTAACAGCTAACTCATCTTTTACTACCTTACATAATTATACAGGTAGAGTAGTAGAACATCATAGATTATTAAATGAAATGAAATTCCCTTCAGAACAACCTATGCGTGCTATGAGATATACACCTACAGTTTATGGAGAAACTGATGAAAAAGGGAATGTAATAAACCCAAGACCACCCGGACAAGTAAATGAAGCAGGACAACATCTAGGAGATAGATTAGATGAATCAGCTCCAAGCTTCCATATGAGTGATAAAAACAAAGCTAGGAAACGAAAGGGAACTATTTCTATAACAAAATTTTTAGATTTCCAAAAGGCAAGTAAAAAGAGAAATAAGAAGTCTTCTGGAATGAAAAATCTAGCTTGGGCTACAGGAGTATTAGCTGCTTTAGCCACTAGGATAACACCTAAGTATAATCCAGAGACTGCGAGTTTTGAATGGAACTAGAAAATAGTATAAATGTAAAATGTAATTGTATATGGGAAGGAGTAATATGAAAAAATGGAAAGCTTCGTTATTAGCTACAGCAGTAGCAGGGACAACTATATTAGCAATAATAGGATACCGAGAAGTACTTAATAGTATAGTTAACGGAATAACATTAGATTCATTAACAATAAATGAATAAAAGAAACACAGGAAAGAGATCAAAGATGTCACCTTTTAAACCTCAAATTTTTATAGCCTTAGTACTACTATCCCTACTTGGTGGGGCCGGTCTTTACTTCGGTCATATAGAAGTTACTACAGGTTGTACAGGTGGTGTAATTGCTCTATCAATGAAACTTTTAGAAAACGAATAACGGAGGCATTATGAATTTACCTTTACTCCCCTTTAGAATGGTTATACTTATCGTTACTGCGATTATCGGAGCTTTTGTCGGTGGTATAATTAGTTCTTTAAGACTTTTAATTAAGTGTTCTTTCGATGGGAAAATAACTAAGAAAGAGCAGGAACAGGTGGAA